TGAATCACGAGTTCTCTTGCAGGCTTTGCCTGCCGTTCCCGACGTTTTTGTTGTCAGTTAATACCTCTTTACAGCTCTTGGATGAGCTATTTCTTTTAGTTGACCGGGTATAGCGTGTGGTCCGCACGTTGAATCTTTTTCTCACGCAATGGAATTTTCATATTGGACACATGGAATGTTGCGCCCTGAGTGGGGTTAAATAATCGTAGATCGTACTTGGTACGATGTAGGTGTTGTTTTTGTTGAAGCCGATGTTATGTCCGTCTTTCATAGTAGTGAAAAGAACGCGTTGCGTTCTTCCCTTGAGAGTTTGTCTCGTCTGAGCGACGAGGATCTGAGTGATCATGTTAATGTGTCCTCCCTTGAATTGAAAAACCAGAAGGTTCACCTGCGGGTGTTTGGTAATGATAAAAGTATCATGTCTTGTTCCAACAGTAGTGAAGAATGCGCATTGCGTATTCCAGTTGAAGAATTGTCGAGTGACTTAAAGGTCACTGTTCTCCCATTAGCTTCGGTTAATGTGGAGGTGGGCGGTCGAGTCTTGTTAGTTAGTGTGACAGATGTCACTGAACCTCAAGATGAACTCGCGTCTAGTGACGTGAGTGTAGTTGATGAAGAAGAAGACCTTTTGAGCGAGTTACCTATTCAGTTTACTAAAACTAAATTGAATCCTCGCGCTAAAGCCTTTACTCCGAAACCAGTTTTAAATCCGAATGCCTTGGAATTTATTCCCGCATCCGTTGATGATGAAATTGGTTTTATGGATCTCGATGAAGAATCGTTTTCTATTCCACGTTACACTGGATCTGAAACGATTGAGACTGTCGCCGCTTTGTGGGATAGTCTGTCTCCTGGTGATAGGGAGACTCTGGGTGACTACGGTTACCCTAAGTATTTTCTTGAGAAAATAAAGTCCTGCCGTATGGCAGGCACTCCTATCAATCCTTTTTCGCGTAATGCGCGGAGGCCTGTCTTTGAAAAGTCAGTTCGGCAGAGTGCCGGAAGAGTTGGTGTGTCGCATGAGCGATTTCACTCTGGTGAGGTTGCAAAGGTGTGGATTATTCCGCACACTGCGTCAACCCAGGTTGTTAAACCCCAACTTTATAGTCCCCGTACGTTTAAGAATTGGGTTTATGGGAAAGCCGCAGCTTTGTGGAAAACTTGTACACGGAAGAATCAGGTGGTTACTGCCAATGATTCTTGTCGTTGTCTTTTCTTTTCAGGAGGTCAAACGATGAGTTCGCGCGTTGCGAATCAGCTGTTTGCTACCGCCGATGTTTATGTCGTTGATTTTAGTTCAGTCGATAAGACACCACGTCCCTTGACTCTTGGGGAGTCATTTGGTGTGAAGTCAGAAGAGAAATGGTCGTTTTCTTTTGGAACCCATACTGTCACTAATCTTGAAGAAGTTATTGCTTTGCAAGAATTCTTCAAGCGTGATAAACCATTATTTCGTGTTTTGGTAGATTACTATAGTGGTGGTGTTGTGGACCCTTCTTTGCTGCAGGCGTCTTTGATCAAACATTTTCCTATTGTTCAAGGGCAAGGGTTGATTCAAGCTATTCGCGAGATTTTACCATGCCCAGTTAGGATTAGAGTTGAGCCGGTCAGTGTGACTCACACCATCGATTGGAACCCATTTTCGGGAACCAATGTTGGTAATGAATCACTTGTTCGAGGCTTTGTTCAGGTTACTAGTTTGATTGTTTCCATCTTCCAGTCCACAGATTGGAAGGGCGTGTTAGCATGCGTGACTGGCTTTGCTGCCTCCCGTCCCACAGTTTGGGATTTCGGGAAGCGTATGCTATCAGAATTGGTTCAATCAGTTACGATTAGGCAAGGATTAGCCGACACTATTTTAGCAATGGTGTCTGAGTCTTTGAATTCGTTATGGGAAACCATTGTTGGTTGTTCAGTTTTGACAATCATTAGTGAGTGTTCATCTAGTTTAGCCGAGAAAATTTACCCGATGATAACAGATTTGATTAAGGAGACGCGACGAGCAATTATGAAAGAATCTGCAGTCAGCATGGCCAAAGGTCTTGCTACTTGGATTTCTGATATTTTTGGTCGTTTCAAGGAAGCGTATGACACGAAGTCGATGGACCCGTTATGGGGTCAGAAGTGGAACCCACAGTTGTGGGCTCAGCACTCTCGGTCGATGGTTACGTATTATGCGTTGCTCACCGTTCAGGCTTCTACTAGCCCTGACGCCCCCAAGGAAATTGCCGATCTTGTTCTAGGTCGTGTTTTGCCCAATTATTGGGTCAATCCTGTACCGATGGTTGAGTATATCAGTCGTTGTGAGAGTCATTTGGACCAGTTTGGGCCGCTATGTTTATATTTTAGTGGCAACCGAGACGTGGTGAATGATCTCAAGCGAGCTGAGTGCGATCTTCGGTCACATGTTGATCGCTTGAAGTTGGCGCATGCCACTTCCGGCGAACGAGTCGCACCTTTCTTTGCCATGTTTTATGGACCTCCAGGTGTTGGAAAGACCAATTTGGCGCGAGCCGTTGCGGCCGCTTGTGGGAGAATTAATCATTTTCCCACTTCCAATAATGCCACTTATGATTGGCAACCTGGGGCGAATTTTCAAGATGGTTTGAATCATTGTACCACCGTTATCATTATGGATGACGTGGACCAGGGTGTTGCCCCGCCTTCAGCGGGCGTTCCCAATCACATTGAATCAGTCATTGCGATTGCGAATAACAAACCCTATCCTGTAGAACAGGCGAGAGTCGAGCTGAAAGGCACGATTTTCGCATCTCCTGCGATTTTGATGCTTTGCTCCAATTATCCCACTGCACGAGTTGAAAAGAACTCCCTGGCTCCCCATGCTTTTATGAGGCGGATCGGTGTTTATGTCACTGTGATAGTGAAACCGGAGTTTGCTCTCCCTGACGGTCGGCTTGATCCGGCTAAGGCTGGAGCATCCGAGACCCATGACATGTTTATTCTTGAAGTTCAGCATTATCGGCCGAATACCGAGGATACCACGATTTATCTTGGGAACAAGACGATCATGGATTTTCCATCATTTATGAAGTACTATAATGGTCTTTATAAGGACCACGCCGCTCGTGAGTTATCAAACTTGAAGCGCCGTGCTGGAGAATGTTCGTTTTGTCCAGAGTGTGGGTTGTCAATGGACCGGAGGTGTGGTCACCAGGTTTTTCAGATTCAAAAACTCCAGGCTGGAGTTGACGAGTCTAATGCCTATTACCAAGTCCCTGATCCAGAACCAGAGGTTCATCGTCAAGCGGCGGGTGAGGACGATCCGTTCTTTCCTACAAGGAAGAATTGTACCCTTTCTGCCGTTGTGTTGGCGTATATGCATTTGCATGGAGCCAATGTTTCGACTCCGATGCGTTTGCGGTGCTTGCAAAACACCGTCGAGATGTATTTGCGACATGGTTTGTGTTTGTTGTCTCGTGAGGTCCTTTATGATTTTGCTCAAAGAAATGGTGGTTTGGTTTTAACTTTCCATCGTCATTTAAGCGAAATGCCTGATCACCTCATGCAGGTTGATGATTTTGCCCCTGTGATATTAGTACCGCAGCCTCTTCGTTCAGATTGTTTTGGAAACAATGAGATGTATTTCGTTAATGGATATGTTCCCACGGAATTCTTCACTCGTCGTCTCACCTTTAGGGGTGTTGCGCAGGAGTGGGGTGACAAAGTCTTGTTAGCAGCAGGTGTTATCGTATTGGTTACTTCTGCCATGATGTATTTGTCGCGGCGAGTGTCAAAGGTTTTGCAAGGACGAGAAGGAAATGTGACTGGTGGCACGGTGCCAATGAATTGGCAGCGTGCTGATCAGACTTTTACACCTGGTTTAGTCACGCAGAATTTTGGAACTGCGACTTTTACATTAGAACAAGTTCGTGAAGATGTTAAAAAGTGCTCCGTGCAATTGTGGAGGAAGAACTCTGATGGAGTTTTTGCCTTCAATATGTATGGTTCAATTCTAGGTCATTCTCTAGTCGTCACACCGACACACTTTGCCAATCTTGGCGAAGAGATTCAAGTCAGGATTAAGGATGTCATTTTGCCATTCACTCCTAGCATGTTTAATCGTCGATTGTTTCCGTCAAATCCAGAGCTGTGTGCTCTAGTCGTTCCGTCTTTACCAGCCGTTCCTAATCTTTTTAAGAAAGTGTGGCTTGTTGATGATTCGATGATTCAAAATTTTGATGGAATGATTATCATGGGGCAAGATGGTGATAAGTACACCCCCTCCAAGAGCGGCCTAGTTAAGAAAGCTGGTATAACTACTATCTTTTCCGATGCTGTGACCGTTGACGGGGATTGTGGCTTGATCTATGTTGCCAAGCATAATGATGCCTATAAGGTTGTTGGCATGCACTATGCTACCATGATTAACATGGGAGTCTTTGGACAATCGCGTAATTCACTCGCTGGCCTTTTGTGTCAACGGGAGATTAGTGCGCTAGCCAAGGACATGGCCACAACGTCGCAAGGCGTGGTTCATGTTCCAACCACGATGACTCAGTATCCTAAGGATCTTGAAATCGGGCGATTTGGCGCGAAATCAGAAGTTTGGGCAGCAAAGTCCCACCATGGAGTGGATTTCTTTCCTATTGGGGAGATGACCCCTCCATTACCAGGTTCTAGCATGAAATCAAAGATTCGTCTTTCGATTATTCATGATGAACTCGCCGCTCTTGAAGAAGAGTTTTGTGGGCGTGAACGGTATTGGACGATTCCCAATTTTCGTGGAGAGATGATAAATGACAAGTGGACTTCGAGTTACACTGAGATGTTTGCCGCTCAGAATCGTGGAAAACCGCAATTACAGTGCCTATGGTTGGCGCTGTATGACTACCTCAATGGATTACATCTGTTGGATGGGTCAGGATATTTGCCCTTAACAGAGCACCAGACCATTGTGGGTATTCCGGGATCTGGGATTAACTCCGTCAATATGAAGACTTCTGCTGGCCCCCCGTTAAAGGGAGGTAAGAAGAGTCACATCGTTATTGATGAGTTTGGCCCATTATTGAGTCCCGAGTATTGTGTTATTCGAGATTCAATTGAAAGTGTCATGCAGGAAGGTGAGATTCCTTCCACTTTAGCGATTTGTTCATTGAAAGACGAACCGTTGAAGTACACCAAGCGTTTCTCACGCGTGTTTAATAACATGGCGTCAGGATACAACTTGATGTTGAAGGAAACGATGGCTCCTTTGAAGTTGTTCATGCGGTCCAATTGGAAGTTCTTTGAAAGTTTAGTTGGTATCAATATGACATCTGATCAATGTAATGATGTGGTTTCGTTCTTGAAGATGATTGATCCGACTTTAACGCAATTGTATGATATGGATGCGACAAAGATGGACAAATCCTGGTCTGGACAACTCTATGAGATTGTGGCCTTGGCTTTCTATGCGATTGCCCGCCACATTGGAGTTAATCCAGCGCGTGTTTACACGCAAGTACATTCGTTGAAACATACGACATACTGCGTGAAAAACGATTTAATTCAAGTGTTTCATAACCCCTCAGGTAATGATATCACAGTTGAATTGAATGGGATTGCTATGTCCATCGGAGAAAGATACGTTTATTATCGGACCAATCCAGTCCATGTGCACTGGGGAAAGGTTTTAGAATTTCAAAAACGTTTCTTTGACGATCCGACAGTTGATGATGACGATTGTAGTTTTAGAGACAACATGGCGTTGGTCACTTATGGTGATGACAACGTGAAGTCTACTCGTGTGCCGCTAGCGGACAATTACGAACAAATCTGGAAGGATGAGATCGGAATTGAGATGTTAGATGCAGCTAAAACTGCTCATGTCGTGCAAAAGACATTGTCGGAAATTTCCTTGTTGAAACGGAAATTCGTCACGCTAGAAGGCGTGGACGGATTCGTTGCAGCATTGGATCTAAAAACCCTGGCCCGAATGGTCAGGTTGAAGCGTGACTCCACATTAGGTGATGTGGACCACGCTGCAGTTGTTTGCTCGGAATTTTTGCGAGAAGCCGTTTATCACGGCAGGACTTTTTATGACAAACATGTGTTGTTGTTTAATGAACTGGCTGTGAAGAAAGGGTTTTTGCAGAACCCCTACTACGTCGTTAAGACTTTTGATGAAAGGATTGAAGAAGTTAAAGGGGGATCTTTCCAAACTTGGTCTAATCGTGACCCGGTTTCTAGACCCGAAGTGCTAGCTGAGATGCCAGTAGCATCAGAAATTTTCTTTCAATCTATGTCTAATGTACAAGTAGTAAAGGCCCCGGAGTCCGGGGCATTTGATTTGAGTTCTACGACTCAAGTTGTCCACAACACAGGAGCTATCGACTCCGAAAACACCATTATGTCAACAAGTACCAACACCCCGTCCTATTACCAGAGTACTCCTGCCACCAATTTGGGTGACTTTCTTACGAGAGCCACGCATATTTGGTCGTTGGACCTCGCAACAACTGATCCGACAGGGACTTCAATTCAGTATTTCGATCCGTGGTATTCTTTCCTCAACAATCCACAGATTATTGAGAAGCTAGCCAATTTCACGTACATTCGTGGAACGTTGCAAATTATGTTTGTCCCAACTTGCCCCCCTATGTCGTACGGCGCCTATGCGCTTAGTGCGATTCCTAGAGGATCAAATACGATTGGTGATGGTGTATCAGAAACACTACGTTTTCCAAACATGTTGCAGACTGATCACAATGCCATTTTGGATTGTGCCAACAACAATACGATTGTTTTCCAGTTACCATGGGTCTCAGATCGTGACTTCCTTGATATTCGGGGAACTGACATGTCTGGACCCGAGTTTATGTGGCGTTTGGAGTGCTTTTGCCTCCATCCTATCACATCCACTACTCCAGGAGGTGGTGTTCCAGTTGGAAGAATCCAAGTTTACGTCAATCTTCTTGATGATTATGTTGTCTCTGTACCGCATTTTCAAGGGAAACATAAGTTGATTGCAAATGATGCTATGAAGCATTATGCGCCGGAGGTTCATGCCATGATTGGTGAGGGAAAGGGGTCAAAGTTAGCGGGCAAGGTTGCCCAGCTGGCGGAGGCTGCCACCTCCCTACCTATTATTGGACCTTTCGCCCAGACAGCTGGGGCGGTTGCACGCCTCGCAGAGACGGGGCTGGGTTGGTTAGGTTTCACTGTGGAACAAAACGAGCGCGCTCCAATGGTTACCACCATGCGATCCACCTCTAGTGTTGCACACACTGAAGGAGAGGATAGTGGTTGGTCGGCCTCTTTGAGTTTGACCTCTGAGATCTCTATTGATCCGACGCTCGCTGGATTTGCAAGCGAAGATTGTTTGGCGAATGCGGACCTTTTTAAGAGATGGACTTTGGTCTACTCTATGGCGTGGACCCCGTTACGTGAGTTCGGTGATATCTTGGGTTATCATCCGGTTACTCCTTCTTTCGGTATTGGTTCGCCCTTTAATATAAGTTTGACAACTGCTGGCTATGTTGGTCTTCCTTTTAATTATTGGCGAGGCGATATGGAGTATATGATTGTGATTCCCTTGAGTAAGGTTCATAAAGGAAAGCTCCAAATTGCATGGGTTCCGAATGGGTCTGTCATGCTTGATGATCCCACAAATGTGACCCTCAACACGATTTTTGATGTCTCCACTGGTAGTAACACAATGGTGACTATTGGGTTCACACGAGATTTGCCATACTTGGAAAACCGGTTGTGCTATGCCGGAATTCCAATTGATCCCATTGGCGCGGCCAATGGAAATCTTGTTTATCGAGTGGTTAATCCGCTCATGAGTCCTTCGGAGACTGCTTCAACAATTGTCTATGTCTTCGCCCGCGCGAAGGGAAACATGCAATTTGCCGTCCCAAGAGATGAAATCCTCTACACAAATATTGATGATGATCCATTTCTCTACAATATCGAGTCTCGCATTGAGTTGCAAGGTGCGGTTGGAGATGAGGATACCACCTTGGCAGTGAAAAATGTAGTAGTCGTGCCTGAATCCATGTCCTATCCTGGGTCTGAGATTCTCTTTGGCGAAACTGTTGGATCAGTTCGGGATTTGTTACAGAAGCCGTCGCGATTGAACACAATGAGTGTTACCAACCGGACCTATTTGACATCTCCTGTTCCTCATCCTGGAAGCACGTCGGCGTCCACGTCAGGATATAATGTTTGGACATGGCAAGGACATTATGCGACCATGTTTTATGGTTTGGCGTTTAGCGAGCGCTTCAAGGTGTTCCCAAAGGAAGACGCTTGGGTAGGAGTATCTCGCTATAATAGAACTAG